ATGGCGCTCCCCTACCTGTTCGAGTTCTGGGCCCATGCGCACCAGTTGCCGCCCGAGGGAGACTGGCGCAGCTGGGTGATCCTGGGCGGGCGCGGCGCGGGCAAGACCCGCGCCGGGTCGGAATGGGTGCGGGCGCAGGTCGAGGGGGCCAAGCCGCTGGACAAGGGCCGGTGCAGGCGCATCGCGCTGATCGGCGAGACCTACGACCAGGCGCGCGAGGTGATGATCTATGGCGACAGCGGGATCATGAATTGCACGCCGCCGGACCGGAAACCGAAATACGTCTCGACCCGGCGGACGCTGGTCTGGCCGAACGGCGCCGAGGCGATGGTGTTTTCGGCACAGGACCCGGAGGCGCTGCGCGGGCCGCAGTTCGATGGCGCCTGGGCGGATGAATTCGCCAAGTGGAAGAAGGCACAGGATGTCTGGGACATGTTGCAGTTCGGGTTGCGGCTGGGCGAGGCGCCCCGGGTTTGCGTGACGACGACGCCGCGCAACGTGGGCGTGCTGAAGGCGTTGCTGGAGCTGCCCTCGACCGTATCGACCCACGCCCGGACCGAGGCCAACCAGGCGCACCTGGCCGAGACATTCCTGGAGGAAGTGCGGGCTCGGTACGAGGGGCAGTCGCTGGGCTTGCAGGAGTTGGACGGTGTGTTGCTGGACCAGGTGGATGGCGCGCTCTGGACGCGGGAGATGCTGGATGGCGCGCGCGCCGGGCGGCTGCCCGACATGGACCGGGTCGTGGTGGCGGTGGATCCGCCGGCGGGGGCCGGGGCGCGGGCCGATGCCTGCGGGATCGTCGTGGCCGGGCTGGTCGACAGCGACGACCCGCGCGCGCGGCGGGCCTATGTGCTGGAGGATGCCTCTGTCCAGGGATTGTCACCCGTCGGCTGGGCGACGACGGCCATCGAGGCGGCGGCCCGTTGGCAGGCCGACCGGGTGGTGGCCGAGGTCAACCAGGGCGGCGCGATGGTGGAGGCCACCTTGCGGCAGGTCGATCCCTTTGTCGCTTACAAGGCGGTGCATGCCTCGCAGGGGAAATCGCTGAGGGCCGAGCCGGTGGCGGCGCTGTACGAGCAGGGGCGAGTGAAGCACGCGGTCGGGCTGGCAGAGCTGGAGGCGCAGATGTGCATGATGACGCCGGAAGGCTACCTGGGGTCGGGCAGTCCGGACCGGGTGGATGCACTGGTCTGGGCGCTGAGCGAGCTGATGCTGGGTATTCGTCCGGTGAAACGCGCGCCGCAGGTGCGGGTGTTGTGACCCTGGCGGCGGGGCGAATCCTCCCTGTGGAGTGTGGCATGCGGATGCATTGATCCGCGTCCGGCGGAATTTGGGCCTGTCGGAGCGAGGGGCCAGCCCCTCGCGCTCCCCGGAGGTATTTTCCGCCCAAAGAAACATGGGGGCGGCGCCCATGTTGCGGTGTTGCGCATCGCCCGGACGGTGGTGTGACGCGGCCTTAAGGCGGTTTTCCTAGATTGCCTCAAGAGACGCGGAGGTGGGCAGCCTCCGGGCCAGTTCAGAAGACGGAACAGACCGGTAGCGCGCGGATCGGCGGTTCGCGCGGACGGGACGGGTGCGGGCCGCGGGGCGCGCCGCCCTGGGAAAAGGAGCGACTTGGCATGGTATTCGATTTTCTGCGGCGGGGCGGACAGGGTGACGAGGTGCAGGGCGCGCCCCAGGCCAAGGCCTCGGCGACGGGGCGCCTGGTGGCACATCTGAACGGGGGGCGCGTGGCCTGGAGCCCGCGCGATACCGTGTCGTTGACCAAGCAGGCCTTTACCGGCAACCCGGTGGGGTTTCGCGCGGTCAAGCTGATCGCCGAGGCGGCGGCGGCGCTGCCTCTGGTCCTGCAGGACAATGCGACGCGATTTGCCGAGCATCCGATCCTAAAGCTGGTGGCGGCACCGAATCCGGCCCAGGGGCGGGCCGAGCTGTTCGAGGCGCTCTATGGTCAGCTGCTGCTGTCCGGAGACGGCTATGTCGAGGCGGTGGCGGGCGAAAGCGGGCTGCCCTTTGAGCTGCACGTGTTGCGCAGCGACCGGATGAGCGTGGTGCCCGGTGCCGATGGCTGGCCGGTGGCCTATGAATACGCGGTTGGTGGGCGCAAGCACCGCTTTGGCGTGACGGGGCCGGTCTCACCGATCTGCCATGTGAAGGCCTTTCATCCGCAGGATGATCATTATGGCTTGTCACCCTTGCAGGCGGCGGCGCAGGCGGTGGATGTGCACAATGCGGCCTCGCGCTGGTCGAAGGGATTGCTGGACAATGCGGCGCGGCCCTCGGGTGCGATCGTCTGGACGGGATCGGACGGGCAGGGCCACCTGAGCCCGGAACAGTTCGAGCGCCTGCAATCCGAGATGGAGATGCACCACCAGGGCGCACGCAATGCCGGGCGGCCTATGCTTCTGGAAGGCGGACTGGACTGGAAGCCGATGGGTTTTTCGCCTTCGGACATGGAGTTCCAGAAGACCAAGGAGGCGGCGGCGCGCGAGATCGCCGTGGCCTTTGGCGTGCCGCCCATGATGCTGGGGATCCCAGGCGAGGCGACCTATGCCAACTACGCCGAGGCGCACCGGGCCTTCTATCGACAGACGGTGCTGCCGCTGGCGACCAAGGTTGCGGCAAGTGTCGGGCGCTGGCTGTCGTCCTGGAGCGGCGAGGACGTGGTCCTGGCGCCCGACCTGGACCAGGTGCCGGCGCTGGCGACCGAGCGCGATGCGCAGTGGAACCGGGTGGCGCAGGCCGATTTCCTGACCCGCGCCGAAAAGCGCCGGATGCTGGGCCTGCCCGCCGAGGCGGAGGAGGACATCAGTGACTGACCTGCGTTCGCGACACGAGGCTTTTGCCTGTGCGCCGGGATTGCGCCTGGAGGCGCATGAACGGGTGAGCAAGTTGCAGTTCGATGCGCTGACGGACCGTTTCGAACGGTTGGAGGCCCTGATCGAGCGGTTGGAGCGGCGGCTGTGGCTGACGGTCTACGGGGTAGCGGGGGCGATCCTTGCGGATCTGTTCCAGGGCTTTCTGAACGCGGCGCCCTGAGAGGCCGGACCGCGAACCTAGCAGAGGGATCGAGATGGAACTTGAGCATAAATTCTGCCGCTTCGACGCGGATGTGACCGTCGAGGGGCGTGACATCGAGGGCTATGCCTCATTGTTCGGCGCCTGCGACCAGGGCGGCGACGTGGTGGCCAGGGGGGCCTATGCACGGTCGCTGAAACGGCTGGCGGGCGAAGGGCGCGCGGTCAAGATGTTGTGGCAGCACGACCCGGCCCAGCCCATCGGTATCTGGCAGGAAGTGCGTGAGGATGAGCGCGGTCTCTACGTCAAGGGGCGCCTGCTGGACAGCGTTGAACGTGGCCGCGAGGCGGCGGCGCTGATCGAGGCGGGTGCCATCGACGGGTTGTCGATCGGCTATCGCACGCTGAAGGCCACGAAGAATGACAAGGGCCATCGGGTCCTGACGGAACTGGAGCTTTGGGAAGTGTCGCTGGTGACCTTTCCGATGTTGCCCAGTGCGCGGGTCGCGTCCAAGGGGGAGACCCCCGACGACATCGCCCTGCGCGATCTGGCGGAGGCCCTTGAGGGCATGCGCCGCAACCTGGCGGGCGGCTGACGCGCGTCACTCACGACACTGCCCTCGAGCAGCAGAGCGGCAGGGCAATCACGAAGGAACGAAGGATGAGCGACACCGGGACCAAGTCTCGGACCGGGGAAGATCTGTCTCCGGTCGCCCGGGTGAGTGCCGCGATGGCGGGACTGATCGGGGACTACAAGGCCCTGCAGGCCGACCTTGAAGAGAAGCTTCAGAAACAGGAAGAGCGACTGACCATGCTGGATCACAAGACCGCGAAAGCGAACCGTCCGGCGCTTTCGACCCGTACCGAGGTCGAGGCCCCCCACCTGAAGGCGTTCGACGCCTACCTGCGCACCGGCGACGACGATGCCCTGCGCGGCCTTGAGCTGGAAGGCAAGGCCATGTCCACCGCGATCAATTCGGACGGCGGGTTCCTGGTGGATCCCGACACCGCGCAGACCATCAAGTCCAAGCTGGACTCCAAGGTCTCGATCCGTGCGATTTCCAGCGTGGTGAATGTCGAGGCCTCGTCCTTTGACGTGCTGATCGACCAGAACGATACCGGCGCCGGCTGGGCCAACGAGACCTCGTCGACCGCCGAGACCGGGACCCCCACGATCGAGCGGATCTCGATCCCGCTCTACGAGCTGAACGCGATGCCCAAGGTGTCGCAACGCCTGCTGGACGACAGCGCCTTCGACGTTGAAAGCTGGCTGGCGGCGCGGATCGCAGACAAGTTCGTGCGGGCCGAGGCGGCAGCCTTCGTCAACGGCGACGGTATCGACAAGCCGACCGGCTTTCTGACCCATCCGACGGTCGAGAACGACAGCTGGACCTGGGGCAACCTGGGGTACAAGGCATCGGGGTCGGCGAGCGACCTGGGCAATGGTGATGTGCTGATCGACGTGACCTATGCACTGGATTCGCGCTATCGCGCCAATGCGAGCTTCGTGATGAACTCGAAGACCGCCGCGGCGATCCGCAAGCTCAAGGACAATGACGGGCGTCACCTGTGGAACGACGGGCTTGCTGCCGGTGAACCTGCCCGCCTGCTGGGCTACCCTGTCCTGATCGTCGAGGACATGCCCGATGTCGAGGCCGACGCTTACCCGATCGCCTTTGGTGACTTCGGGTCCGGCTATACCGTTGCCGAGCGTCCGGACCTGCGTGTGTTGCGCGACCCCTTCAGCGCCAAGCCGCACGTCCTGTTCTATGCCACCAAGCGCGTGGGCGGCGATGTGAGCGATTTCGCGGCCATCAAGCTGCTGCGCGTCGCGGTCAGCTGAGCCAGGCCATGAGATGGGGGGCGGGCCCTTGGGCCCGTCTCTCTGGGGCGCGCGCCTGTTCATGTTGTCCAGCTACCCCTCCGCCCGTGCAGCCTGGGCGGCGCGCGCCCAACCGCCTGGCGGACTAGGGATGGTCGAGGATTTCGGAGAAGAAGCATGATGTTGGTGGAAGAAACCCAGGTGCCGGAGGCGGCGCTTCCGATTGGTGCCTTGAAGGACCATCTGCTGCTGGGCAGCGGTTTTACCGAGAGCGATTTGCAGGATCCGGTTCTGGTCTCGTTCCTGCGTGCGGCCTTGGCCGCCATCGAAGGACGGACGAGCAAGGCGCTGATCAGCCGGGGTTTTCTGATGACGCTGGATCGCTGGGCATCCTGTGAGGGACAGCGGTTGCCGGTGGCGCCGGTACAGGCGGTCACGGAGGTGACAGTTGTCGATGCCTACGGTTCGGCAACCACCATCGATCCTGGTGCCTACCGGCTGCAGAAGGATGCCTTTGAGCCGAGGCTTCGGCCCGCCGGGACAAGTCTTCCGGGTGTTCCCACGGGCGGATCGGTGGAGATCCGTTTCGACGCGGGATACGGGGCGACGTTCGACGCAGTTCCGGCGGACCTGAGACAGGCGGTCCTGATGTTGGCAGCGCACTACTACGAGTATCGCAGCGATACGGCGCTGAGCCAGGGATGCATGCCCTTTGGCGTGACGAGCCTGATAGCCCGCTACCGCCCGGTACGCATGGGGCTGGGCGCATGAGCCGCAGGGTAAACAGGCGCTTGGTTCTGGAGGCGCCGCAGCGTGTCGGCGACGGAGCCGGTGGGTTCGAGGAAACCTGGACCGCGCTGGGCACGCTCTGGGCCGAGGTCAAGCCTCGGACCGGGCGGCTGGCCCGAGGCGAGACCGGTGAGATTTCCATCGGCGGGTTCAAGATCACGGTGCGTGGCGCACCGCAGGGGCATTCCGATCGTCCTGGGCCAGGACAACGATTCCGCATGGGCACGCGGCTGTTCCGGATCGAGTCGGTGACCGAGCAGGAGCCTTCGGGTCTCTACCTGATTTGCGAATGCCAGGAGGAGCTTTCGGCATGAGTTACGCGGTTGCGAGCGCCTTGCAGGCCTCTGTCTTTACCCGTCTTCAGGGAGACGCGGCGCTGAGTGCGCTGGTGGGGGCCGACATCTACGATGCGCTGCCCACGGGCAACTTGCCACCGATCTATGTCGCGCTGGGTCCTGAGACGGCGAGGGACGCGGGAGACCAAAGCGGGTCGGGAGCCTGGCACAGGTTCGTGGTGTCGGTGGTGACGTCCAAGTCGGGCTTTCAAACCGCCAAGGATGCAGCGGCAGCGATCAGCGATGCACTGCACGGTGCCGACCTGATGCTAGCCCGGGGCCGCTTGGTCGGCCTGTGGTTCGAGAAGGCAAAGGCCAAGCGCGAGAGCCGTGGCTTGCGGTGCATCGACCTGACCTTTCGCGCTCGGGTCGAGGACGGCGGTGCGCCGTGAAGGCGCTGCCGGGGATGAATGAAAACTTTTTGCAGGAGTGAAAGCAATGGCGGCACAGAACGGGAAAGACCTGCTGATCAAGGTCGACGTGAGCGGCACTTTCGAAACACTGGCGGGACTGCGCGCGACGCGCATCAGTTTCAACGCCGAGCAGGTGGATGTGACCACATTGGAAAGCACCGGGGGCTGGCGGGAACTGCTGGCGGGTGCCGGTGTCAAATCGGCCACTCTGAGCGGGTCGGGCGTGTTCAAGGATGGGGCCACGGACGAACGCGCGCGCCAGATCTTCTTTGACGGTGTAACACCGGCCTTCCAGGTCATCATCCCGGATTTCGGCACGGTCGAAGGCCCCTTCCAGGTGACGTCGATCGAGTATGCCGGGGCACATGACGGCGAGGCGACCTATGAACTGGCGCTGGCCTCGGCGGGCGCGCTCAGCTTCACGGCGGCGTAAGTCATGGGCAATCCATGGCGGGGGGACGTGGTGCTGGTCATCGAAGGCCAGAGCCACGTGATGCGGCTGACGTTGGGTGCGTTGGCGGAACTGGAAGCCGGGCTGGCAAGCGGATCGCTCGTCGACCTAGTGCAGCGTTTCGAAACGGGAGGGTTCAGCACGCGTGACGTGCTGGCGTTGATCGTGGCGGGCTTGCGCGGCGGGGGCTGGACCGGGCAGGCCTCGGATCTTCTGTCCGCAGACATCGAAGGAGGTCCGATGGTTGCGGCGCGCGCGGCGGCCGAGTTGTTGGCACGCGCCTTCATGCTGCCGGAGACCAGTGATGGCGGGGTTTGATTGGCCGACCCTCATGCGCGCGGGGATGAAGGGTCTTGGCCTCAAACCCTGGGAGTTCTGGGCGCTGACGCCCGCAGAGCTGCAACTGATGCTGGGCGAGGGAGACGGCACGAAACCAATGGGACGGACACGGTTGACGGAACTGATGTCGGCCTTTCCCGACGAAATGCGAGGTGACGGAACATGATCGAGGATCTTGAGGACCAGGTCGAAGCGCTGGAGACCTCTTTGGGAGGCGCCATCGGGATGGCGGCGCAATTTGATGCCGAATTGAAACGCATTCATGAGACCTTTTCCGCGACCGGCCGGGGCGCCACGAAGTTGGAAGCGACGTTGAGCCGGGGGGTGGCCAGGGCCATCGACGGGGTCGTTCTGGATGGCATGAAATTGTCCGACGCGCTCCGTACGGTCGCGCAATCCATGATCGACGCAGCCTGGAAGGCGGCCGTGACACCGGTCGCCAACCATGTCGGTGGGCTGTTGTCGTCTGCTGTATCGGGTGTGTTTGGCGGCTTTTCGCCCTTTGCCGACGGCGCAGGATTCTCGCAGGGCCGGGTGATGCCCTTTGCCAATGGCGGCGTTGTCGCCAGCCCGACCTATTTCCCGATGCGCGGCGGCACCGGGCTGATGGGCGAAGCAGGTCCTGAAGCGATCATGCCGCTGACCCGGGGCGCCGATGGCAAGCTAGGTGTGCGTGCCGAGGGTGGCGGCCAAGGGCCGGTGACGGTGGTCATGAATATTTCCACGCCGGATGTGGCGGGATTCCAGCGCAGCCAGAGTCAGATCGCAGCCCGCATGGGGCAGGCGCTGAGCCGTGGCGCGCGCAACCGCTGAGGGGGACGAAATGAGCTTTCACGAGGTGAGATTTCCGACTGACCTGAGCTTTGGCTCGGTCGGGGGACCGGAGCGACGCACGGATATCGTGACGCTGACGTCCGGCTATGAAGAGCGCAACACACCGTGGGCGCATTCCCGCAGACGCTACGACGCGGGGCTTGGCTTGCGGTCACTTGATGATCTGGCCGAACTGATCGCCTTTTTCGAAGCGCGGCAGGGGCAGCTATACGGGTTTCGCTGGAAGGATTGGGCGGATTTCAAATCCTGCGCGCCCTCTGCTGTGCCCGCGTCTTCTGACCAGGTGATCGGAACAGGTGATGGCGCGCGCGTCGGGTTTCAGTTGTCAAAGACGTACGCGTCAGGTGGCGCAAGCTATGTCCGGCCAGTGAACAAGCCCACAGCCGGGTCTGTCCTGGTCGAAGTCGACGGAATCCCGCTGACCGAAGGGACCGGGTTTTCCGTGGACATCGCCACGGGCATCGTGACCCTGCAAAGCGTGCCGGGTGTTGGTCAGGAGGTTCGGGCCGGGTTCGTCTTTGACGTTCCAGTGCGGTTCGATACGGACCGCATTCACGTCAGCGCGGGTTCTTTCAACGCGGGTCAGGTTCCTGATGTGCCTGTGGTGGAGGTTCGGGTCTGATGGGGGCGGAAGAGCTGCATGCACACCTGTCGGGTGGTTTGACGACAGTAGCCCGTGCCTGGTCCGTGACCCGCAAGGATGGCCAGCGTCTAGGGTTCACCGACCATGATCGGGACCTGGCTTTCGACGGGCTGGTGTTCAGGGCCGACAGTGGCATGTCGGCGAGGGCGCTTAGCCAGTCAACCGGACTGTCGGTTGACAATTCCGAGGCAATGGGCGCCTTGAGTGCCAGTGCCATCAGTGAACCGGATATTGCAGCAGGCCGCTATGACGGGGCCGAGGTCGTGGCTTGGCTGGTGAACTGGGCAGATGTCTCTGCGCGGCGGGTCATGTTCCGAGGGACCATCGGTGAAGTACGGCGCGGCGATGGTGCATTTCACGCCGAACTTCGCGGATTGACGGAAATGCTGAATCGTCCGGTTGGACGGGTGTATCAAAAGCCCTGCTCGGCAGTGCTGGGAGATGCCCAGTGTGGCTTTGACCTGTCGTCCGGCGGATACGTTCACTCAGGCCCGCTGATTGCCGTTGAGCAAGGCCGCGTGTTCCTGGCAGCGGACCTGTCCGGCTTTGCCATCGGGTGGTTCCAACGTGGCAAACTGGACGTGCTGACCGGTGAGGCCAAAGGGTTAGGGGGCGCGATCAAACGGGACCATCTGCGCAAGGATGGGTCCCGGGCGATAGAGCTTTGGGAGCCCTTGCGGGCGGTGCCACAGACCGGTGATCAGGTGCGCCTAACGGCGGGATGTGACCGACGCTTTGAAACCTGTCGCCTGAAGTTCGGAAACCACTTGAACTTCAGGGGGTTCCCCGATTTGCCCGAGGAAGACTGGATCACCGTTCATCCCAGCTATGCGAAACGACTGGACGGCGGAAGCCGCAGATGAACCGGGTTGTGGCGGCGGCACGAGGCTGGATCGGCACGCCCTATGTCCATCAGGCCTCTTGCAAGGGGGCGGGGTGCGATTGTCTGGGGTTGTTGCGAGGCGTCTGGCGCGAGGTGATCGGTGAAGAACCCGAAACCGTGCCCGCCTACAGCAAGGACTGGTCTGAACCCGAAGGTGAGGAACGCCTTTGGCGGGCCGGCCTTCGGCACATGGCGGTCAAGCGTCCCGATGATGTGGCCGTGGGCGATGTTCTTTTGTTCCGGATGCGCGACGGGGCGGTGGCCAAGCATCTCGGCCTACAAGCGCAGGTAGGACCGGGGGCAAGTTTCATCCACGCGTACAGCGGACATGGCGTGATTGAGAGCGCCCTGAGCGCGCCCTGGGCGCGGCGGGTCGTGGCCCGCTTTGCCCTTCCTTTGGAGATAGAGTGATGGCGACGATCCTTCTTTCCGCCGCGGGTGCGGCAATCGGCAGTTCCATTGGCGGCTCTGTCCTTGGCCTTTCGATGACAGCGGTTGGTCGATTCATCGGGGCCTCCATCGGTCGTTCCCTGGACCAGCGTCTGCTGGGGACCGGGTCAGAGGCGGTGGAGACTGGCAAGATCGACCGGTTTCGCCTGACCGGCGCCGGAGAGGGGGCGCCCATTGCGCAGGTCTATGGGCGTATGCGTGTTGGCGGACACGTGATCTGGGCGACCGAGTTCAAGGAGCGCGTCCGTGAATCCGGTGGTTCCGGAAAGGGGGCACCTCCCCAGCCCAAAATTCGGGAATTCAGCTACTCTGTGAGCCTGGCCCTGGCGCTCTGCGAAGGTCAGATCACCTCGGTCAACAGGGTCTGGGCGGATGGCGCCGAGATCGCCGTGGATGACCTGAACATGCGGGTTTACGCCGGGACACAGAGTCAGTTGCCTGATCCCAAGATCGAGGCGGTCGAGGGCACAGGGCAGGTGCCCGCTTATCGCGGCACGGCTTACGTGGTCATTGAGGACCTGCGGCTGGAACGCTTTGGCAACCGCGTTCCTCAATTCAGTTTCGAAGTCACGCGCCCGGATTTGTCGACGGGGGAGCTTCCCGATCTGGTTCGGGGCGTCGCCATGATCCCCGGCACTGGTGAATACGCCCTCGCCACCGATCCGATCTATATGCGGCATGCTGCGAGCGCGCAGGACAACCCGTTTGGTATTGGTGCGAAGGGCAAGGCCGTCGCCAATGTCAACTCGCCTTCCGAAGCGCCAGATTTCAACACATCACTCAAACAATTGGGCGACGAGGCACCGAATTGCGGAACGGCCTCACTGATCGTGAGTTGGTTCGGGGATGACTTGCGCTGCGGCAGTTGCACCATTCGCCCTAAGGTCGAGCAGACCGAGCATGAGGCAAAGTCCATGCCCTGGTCAGTCGCGGGGATAGATCGGAGCTTGGCAGAGATTGTGCCCCAAAGCGATGGGCGGCCGGTTTACGGAGGTACGCCGACCGATGCCTCCGTGATTCAGGCAATCCAAAAAATGCAGGCTGAGGGCCTCGGGGTCATGTACTATCCCTTTGTCCTGATGGATCAGATGCCCGGGAATGATCTGCCAGACCCCTGGACAGGGACGGTGGAACAGGCCCCTTTGCCCTGGCGTGGTCGGATCACGTTGAGTGCGGCGCCCGGACAACCTGGGTCTCCGGACGGGACTGCTACGGCCGATGCGGAGATTGCCGCCTTCTTTGGTACGGCTTCTGCCAGCGACTTCTCGGTGACTGGGGGGGCGGTTGCCTATTCCGGTCCGCAGGAATGGGGCTATCGACGCTTTATCCTGCACCAGGCGGCGCTTTGTGCGGCGGCCGGGGGGGTGGAAGCGTTCTGCATTGGCTCCGAGATGCGCGGTCTGACCCAGATCCGTGGCGCTACAGGATTTGCTGCGGTGGCCGCGCTGAAGGATCTTGCGTCCGAGTGCCGGGCCTTGCTGGGCTCTTCCACCATGATCGGCTACGCGGCGGATTGGACAGAGTATTTCGGGTATCAGCCGAATGATGGCTCTGGCGACCTCTACTTTCACCTGGACCCTCTCTGGTCCGATGCCGAGATAGATTTCGTCGGGATCGACAACTACATGCCACTTTCCGACTGGCGTAATGGACAAGAGCACGCGGACGCAGGGTGGGGAAGCATCTACAATCAGGACTATCTGCGCGCCAATATCGAGGGCGGTGAAGGGTACGATTGGTTCTATGCCTCCGAGGCAGACCAGGACGCGCAAGTGCGCACACCGATCAGCGACGAGGCGCATGGCGAACCCTGGGTCTGGCGCTACAAAGACCTTCGCAACTGGTGGAGCAATCCGCACCATGATCGAATTGCCGGCGTAAGGCAGCCCACTGCGACCGCCTGGCAGTCGGAATCCAAACCGATCTGGTTCACGGAACTGGGGTGTGCGGCAATCGACAAGGGGACGAACCAACCCAACAAGTTTTTCGACCCGAAATCCTCGGAATCAAACCTGCCGCATTATTCCAACGGTTTGCGGGACGATGCGATCCAACAGCAATACCTGAAGGCACAACTTGGCTATTGGGGGGAGGCCGGGAACAACCCCGTGTCGTCCGTCTATGGCGGGCAGATGCTGGATCTTGAGCGCTGTTTCGTTTGGGCCTGGGATGCGCGGCCCTATCCCTGGTTTCCGGCGGATGAGAAACTTTGGTCGGACGGGCCGAACTATCGGCGAGGGCATTGGCTGAACGGGCGACTGTCCATTCGCAGCCTTGCCTCAGTCGTGCGCGAAATCTGTTCCCGAGTGGGCTTGACGGATTTGGATACAAGCGACTTGCACGGGGTGGTGCGCGGCTATGTCGTGTCCGAGGTCAGTGATGCAAGACGGGCGCTGCAGCCGTTGATGCTGGCGCATGGGTTCGATGCCATAGAGAGGGACGGGAGGCTTGTCTTTCGGATGCGTCGGGGGCTGGGGCCGGTGGACATTCCGCGCGACGTGCTTGCGGTCAGTGACGAGATCGAGGGCGATCTGGTAGAAACGCGTGCAAGTGAGGCCGAAATGGCCGGGCGCGTGCGCGTCCATTTCGTCCTGGCGGATGCGGACCACCAGGTTGCGGCGGAAGAGGCCGTGCTGCCGGATGAGGCCATGCATGCGGTTTCGGAAACCGACATGCCGCTTGCCCTGACACGCGGCGAGGGGCGGCAGACGGCGGAACGCTGGCTGGCAGAGGCGAGGGTCTCACGAGACACTCTGCGCTTTGCCTTGCCTCCGTCGAAACTTGCGCTGGGCGCGGGTGACATCGTTCGATTGCCCTCAGACCGTGGTCCAACCCTGGCGCGGATCGACAAGGTCGAGATCATGGAGCACCAGATCGTAGATGCCGTCCGGATCGAGCCAGACGTATTCCTGCCGTCGGACATGCCCGAGGAACCGCCCCAGGTCCGACCGTTCACGCCCGCCGTCCCGGTGACGCCGGTGTTCCTGGATTTGCCCCTTATCAGCGGGGATGAAGTGCCGCATGCGCCGCACCTTGCGCTGAGCGCGACACCCTGGCCGGGCAGCGTCGCTGTATATGATGCCGCGCAAGACGCGGATTATGGGCTGAACGGCATCGTGGCCGCGCGGTCGGTAATCGGTCTGACCGAAACTGACCTGCCATCGGCTCGGGCAGGAGTGAGCGACAACGGGGCGCCGCTTGAAGTGCGGTTGGCCAGCGGAGGCTTGCAATCGATCAGTGATGCGGCCCTTCTTGGGGGCGGCAACCTGATGGCCATTGGCGACGGGGCACCCGGAAACTGGGAGTTGTTTCAGTTCCGGGATGCCGAGTTGATCTCCGAAGGGCGTTGGAGCCTGTCACACCGTCTGCGCGGACAGGTGGGGAGTGACGGTGTGATGCCAACGTCTTGGCCCGCAGGTTCCTGGGTAGTCCTTCTCGATGGTACCCCGTCACAGATCGCACTCAAGTCCCTGCACAGGGGGCTGGAACGCCATTACCGGATCGGACCGGCCAGTCAGACCTATGACCATCCGTCCTACGAACATCGTGTGCATGTCTTCGAGGGAAATGGCCTGCGGCCCTACAGACCCGTGCATTTGAACGCGGAACTAGCGAACGGCGACCTGTCTGTCCGCTGGATCCGGCGCACTCGGATCGACGGAGATGGATGGGACCGCGCAGAGGTGCCCTTGGGCGAGGACAGCGAGGCTTACCAGGTGCGGGTGCGCCAGGGAGAGACGGTACTTCGGGACGTGACCGTCAACACCTCGGAATGGGCCTACGCGGCGTCAGAGATGGCCGTGGACGGCGCAAGCGGCACCATCACGTTATGCGTGGCCCAGGTTTCCGAACGGTATGGCGCCGGCCCATTTGCGGAACTGCAGGTGACGGTGTGA